CTCGTTAATTACCATTACTCCACTAACCATACTCTTACCTTCTGGAATCAATCCAGCGTTTGTCATCATCTCTGATATATCTGTAAAGTTACCTTGATTTTCTGCTTGTTTGAAGTCCATTACGCTTCTACCAGTTGCAGCACAAGTCTCGTCTAGTGGAAACTGTGTCCAGTCGTCAGGGACGATGATGATAAATTCGCTCATTAGATTTCCTTTGCTTTGATGCCATAGGCTTTAAGCTCTGCCAATGGTAATATGCTTTTATCTGCCACACTCAGCGTGATGCTCACCCCTTTGTACACAAACATTTTGATGACACCTCTAAGTTCTACGCCATTCCATAAATACTTTGGTAGGGCCGTTCCAAGACCTACGACCACAAAACTTCCACTCATTGTAACCATCATGCTATCTCCGTATATGTTTTTCCTGTGGTAGTAGTAAAAAACTGGGTAGGCTGTCCACTATTTGTTTTTACTTCAATATGTAGCCACTCAGTACCTTTAATATTTTCGTAGATAACCTTACGAAGTAAAGGGCACGCCTTCTTATTACTTATAATCGTATTGAAAGCCTCTTTAATGCTCATTTTAGGTAATGCATCAGCACATAATCCTTTTGTATGTCCACTTGTGGCAGAGCCAGAGGCCGCTTTATTTAATTTTTGATTTCTAAACCCACTTGAAATTTTTATACTAACTTGTAAGACAGCTCTAATTTCTTCCAAGGCACTTGAAAGTAGTTTAAGTTGTGCAAGATACCCCATAGCATCCACCCTATTTTGTGGAACCAATTCAGGATGTCTGCTACTATCTGTTATTTCATAAAAAGTAAAGTGTTCACTTAAATTAAAGTCTTCCATATTTATTTAGCCCCTTCAAGAAATATTATTAACATTACTACTATAATAGCAAAAATTATACTACTAGATGTCTCAGATGCCAAGGAACTTACCTACAACCGTAGCTATAGCAACACCACACAAACTAATGGCCCATACTTTCATTTGTAAACTAGCTTGAGAGGTCTTCAAATCAGATAAATCTTTTCTTATTTCTAATAAGGTTTCCTCAAATGAATTGATTTTATCAATAACTTTGTACCCTACGTTTTCCCAACTATCATATCCCATACTATTCCCCCCATACATTTGCTATATTTTGGTCACTAAACACTTCTTGTTCAAATCCATATCTATGTAAATATGTTCTAAGTTTTGCTTTTGTACTTTTATCTTTTGTTGTATTAATTATATCAATTAAGGCTTCTACTTCATCGGTAACGTAAATAGCAACTCCTGTAGTTCCCTGTAATCTTCCACGCTTATCATAATATGGTGCTTTATATGCAACAACATACTGAAACTTATCTTTAACGATGCCCCACTCAAAAAACTTTAATGTTTGTTCTTTTTCTAAAGTTAGTTGGTCTGTCCCAACACATATGGTTCCAAATGTCCAATTAGGAAATTTCTCTAAGATAACCCCAACAATTTCCATATCGTTCTTACCTATAAGGTCTTCACCACAGTCACTATCAAACAAGTGTTTAGCTAAAGCATCATTTGCAAAAGTATAAACACCATTAATATCCTTTGCCCACTGCATAACTGGGGCAGTCTTAGATAAACTATAAAGAAGAATACGGTAGTCTTCGTTCTTTATCATAGCCTCCATTGCTTCCTTCAACTCGGCATTTACTTGTATGAGTTTATTTATTTTTTGTTCCATGGTATTCCTTTACTAGTTTCTCAAACTGTGTATTATTTTCTATTGTTTTGGCCTTAAAAGTATAGTAATCGAAAACAATAGTAAAAATTACTACAGAAACACTTGCAAACACAACAAGGAGCACAGCTCTTTGTGCTTTTGCTTCCTTTGCCATATGCTCAACGTCTTTTACTCTTGTATTTAAAGAATTAATCTCAGCCCTATGACTATCAACAGTGTTGCTTATACCTTTAGCAATATTTTCCATTGACTTTGATATTGCCGTCATAGTTTCAGCTACTTGCTCCATTTTATCTTCAATAGAATTTATTTTTGCAGACTGCTCAATACATTTTGGGGTTGGCCAATCAGATTGTCTTCTGTTCATACTTTCCGCTTCCATTTTTCTTTTATATTCCTTTTCGGCATTGTAGCTTTCTACAGTTTCAAACATTACTTACACCCTTCAAAGGCTACTTCAAGGGAACTAAAATCTCCCTGAAGATTAATATAATTTCTAACAACACACTGCATAAAATCAAAATCACTTTCAAATAGCTTACAATTTTCTGGCTCTGTTTTAATTGGTTTTTCTACTAAACAAGCTTGTGGTACATAAACTTGTTTAGTAGTACACCCACTAAAGAAAAGAACGAGCAAAAGACATGGCGTTAGCACAATCTGTTTGATTGTTGTCATAAGCGAACTCCTTTAGTTTTTTTATTTGCTCTTCAGTTTTCTTTTTATTACGTTGAAGGTCTTTTAAGGCTCTTGCTGCTTTTTGTTCAGCAGCCAATACCTGGGCTTTTGTCATAGTTTCTAAGTATACAATTTGGTTATTAAGGTCTTTATTTTCCTTTGATAAATCACTAACCTCATATTTTAAAAATCCAATATAGATTGATAAAGCTAATACTACCCCAGCAAAAATATAATCTTTAATTCCTAGTAAATTAAGCATCTGTTTCCTTTTTGGCAAAGAAAGTAATACCTAAACCTGTAAATAATGCACCCATCCCTATACCAAAATCTTGCATATTAAAAGGTTGACCATTTACAATAACACCCCACCCCGAAAAACACAATCCTGCTACCACTACAGCAAATGCAAGAACTTTTGATAAATCAAAGGTTTTGTTATCAATTTCAGTAAACATATGTTGTAGATAAGTATTCATTATTAACCTTTAAGAAATTCTCAATAAACCATCTTGTGCATCGGGAACGGGAAATTCAACAGTAAACAAACCATTAACTGCAGTAATATTCATTCCAAAGTCTAAGATAGCCACGGCTTTGTTTTCTTTTGAGCTATTATAAATCATAGCACCTGCAGTAGTAAAACTAGCATTAATCCATTGAGGATTAGTCGTAAAATCTAAAATAGCTGTCCCGGAATCTAATACAACAGAGAAACCCACTAATTCTTGTCCACCTGCAGTATATGAGGCACCAACAATCTCTCCTGATGTAGTATACTGAGTAGTTGCTGCATTTAATATAGCTTGGTCAGTATATAGGGCTAATTTATAAGTATCTGTGTTTGTATGAACGCCTGATAATATTTCCTGTGTATAGGAATCGCAAACTGCTGCGGTAAGTGCCATTATTTTTCCTTAGTAAGACATTTGAAAGTGTTGTACATCTGGGGGATTAGTCCAAAACCCTCCCCAACTATTTTTATCATTTAAAGATTCCCAATAGTTTCCTAAAGGGGTTAGTCCTTCAATATCATATGTTAGTTCGTACTCCCTATTATCGTTTTTAATAAAAAAATTAAAATCAATAGCGAGACGTTTTAGGTGCTTTGAAGTTTTCGTCCAAGCCTTCTTTTTAGAAGGCTCTAAGGCTATAGAATAATCCTTCTCCACTACTGTATAACCATGAAGATATAGGAGGTGAAGCTCAAAGGGCCTAAAAGCTTCCCCTAAAGTAACCTTTATGTTTAGTTCTTCTGCTCTGTTAAGTAGCTTTACAATATTTTGTAAAAATTCAAATTGATGTTCCTGTAACATTAAGGTACCTCATTATATAAAGCTGTTACTTCAGTTTGTGTAAGTGCTCGGTTGAAGTATCTAAACTGGTCTATACTACCACTAAAGTAATAAGTACTATCTGTTCTTCTTCCAATATGTAAAGAGGCCGCAGGATTGGAAGTTGCTACACCCGCAGTAGGAGTAGGAAGGCTAACCCCATTTATATATAGAGTAGGAACGTATGCTATAGTACTTATAAGTATATGAAAGAAGTCAGTAGAATTAATACCCATTGTTGCTACAGAATAATCATAATATTTACCATTACATAATACTCTTAGGCCATTAGAAAAATGGGCCTCATTCCTTCCTACCCCTAACCCATAAAGAAACCCAACGGATGTAGAAGTAAGCCCTGTTCCCTTTGCCCAGCAGGAAACTGTGTAGTTCCCACTATCATGAAATAATGAAGAGGTTATTGAACTATTACTGCCATTAAAACCAGCAGCCTGCCCAAACTTTCCTGTGCTATACGTCACGTTAGTAGCAGTTCCATTAAATACTTCTCGTTGGTCTTTTGCATTATTTTCAAAAGAGTATAAGGCTAATCCAGACCCATCTTTGAAAAAATCAACTTTGTCTACATAACCTTTTGTTAATGCAGGGTGCCTAGTTGGTATAAATAGAGAACTATACTGGCCGGCTTTAACATACACATTACCCGTACTATAGGTATTAATTAAACTGTTTACTTCAATACTATATTTTGTAGCTTTAGTTAAATCTAATCCTGTTTGCTCAACAATACAAGGCTTACTGGTAAAATGAGTAGATAGCCAAGTATAATTATTATAATAAATTACAAATCCATTTTGTAATTTTAAAGTAAATCCAACATATCCATTTCCGTAAGAACTTCCAGAAAATTTAGAAGAATCAATAGTATATGTTGCAGTCCCTGCTGAATTATACCAGGTCATCGTAGTAGCATTCCCCGTAGTCCATGAACTACTATTTTTGGCACAGTAAAATCTACCTAGAAGATTATCAGAGCTATCATAAAATCTAAGAGTAAATGATGCCCTATCCCCTGCTAATGAGTAATAATTAGCCTCCATTTCTACCATATTTTTATATATTTTAAATTTAGGACTTTCTATATAAGTTTTAGAGGACCCAGATGCGTACTCATATTTTACTATTTTATTTATAGAGCCTAATGCTAATTTTCCCCCATCATTATATGCTTGATTATTATTCATAGATAACCAGTATGCTAAAGCCTCAGGAACAAACTTCGTTTTAGTTTTTTGAATTAAGAGTAATAATCTACTCACCTTCAAGTCCTTGTAAGTAATTGGCCTCTTGTTCAAGTTTTGTCAAGGTACTACCATCTTCCTGTATAATATCTTGAAACATATCTTCTACTAACCAAGCCCTAAACACCCCTGTTTCTCTCTCTTCTACTGGCCCCTCAACTACACGTTGCACATTGGCGTGTTCAGGTTGTACATCATATTGAATTTTATCAAAACCAAGGGTTTCTAAAAACTCATCAGAAAGTGCCCTAGGTAATGAGGTTTTCTCCATATTTTTTCGAATACTCTTGATGTCGTTAAATATTTTTCCTTCTTTATACCACATGTTTATTCTCCTCTTCCGTAATTATAAATCTCATGGTTGTCCTTCGTTGTAAAGTGCGATTACTTCCTCTTGGGTAATGGCACGGTTAAAGATACGGAACTGGTCTAGTTTACCTAAGAAATATCTATCTGCCTGATTAAATGCTCTCCCTATTTCAATATTACCCATAGGGTTTAAAGTTCCAACTATAGGCTGATTTTGCAATAGCAACCCATACATTGCCACATATCGCTAAGACTATGAAGGCTAGGAGTAAGCCATTAATCTTACTCCATATCCCTTGTGTACCTAGTAAGCGATTTAAAAAAGTCATCATAACTTTAGCCTTTCAGCTTGTATCTGTGCTTCAATATCCTCTAGTTTTGCTTTAGCAAAAGCATTAGTAGGGTAAAGCATCAGCTCTCGTATGCTTCTTAGTTGTGAGGCTTCAAGTGATGCAATCTTTGTTAGTGCTTCTTGCTTTGCTTGTTCTTTGGCAATAGCATCTAGTTCAGCTTGTGTAGGTGCTACATAACTATCAGATAGTTCTTTGACAATAGCTTCATCAAGTTCAGTACCGTATTCAAGTGCTTTGGATTTAAGCATTGCTATGTGTTCAGGGTGTCCACTGAATGATTCACAATGTACTTGTGTTTTAGCTTCGTTCTCTTCTGTGTACCAAGTTGCCTCTAGCCACTTGTTTGCTAGTTTAAGTTCTAGTTTCATGCTATTGCTCCTTTGATTACGCTATAATTCAATACTACTGCTTCTGATAAAGAACCTGCAGACACATTGTTGAGTTGAAAATAAATTCCACCTGCTATTGTTGTAGCTTGAACTTTATAATTACTAGGAAAACTAACGCTACCTACTTTAATTGTTACGACACATGTATCATTGATTGATACAGAAGAACTATAGCAGTCAAAAGCCACAACACTATTCGCTAATATTAAGCTATTATTCATCACTATCTGCCCACTAGGCTTATTTAAAGTAACTGCTGTTGCCTTACTTGTGAGCTGTGTTACAGTGCCACCTGAGCCAGTTCCGTAGCCAATACCTGCACCAGTTTTTTCAATAATGTTGCCCATGCTTATAGCTTGGTTTACCAAAGTTGGAGCTGGAACTATCGGACTACTTGTAAATGTTTTAATCCCTGCTATGGTTTCATCACCAGGGTCAAAAGTAACCGAATCCCAATATGCCGCAGTTCCGTCAGTTCTTAAATAATGTCCTGTATGACCAGTTTGTGATGGGAGTAAACCAGCAGCTCCCATAATTGCATCTATTTCTGTTTCAGTATAATATCTATCATCCCAATTAACTTTTCCGGGCTCTGTAAATTCCACTAGGAGAGCCCCAGTGACCTGCTGTTGCCTGATAACAACTGCACATGCCTGATACATCCCTGAAGTAGGTTTAGTTGCTGTTAAGCCTCCTAACCCATTATTATATAAAATGGTATTAACTGCGTATGTTCCTGTATCTAGCCCAGAAACTACACCGGTGTTTATTGCTAATCCGTAAGACCCACTAGTGATGGCTGCTTCAGTAATTCCTATTGCAACATCAGATGCAGAGGAGCAAGGAGCAACCCTAATAGATTCTTCACCAGTTTCATAACTAATAGCCTTTACTAATACACCTTTTGCAATTGTACTTCCTGTTTGGTTTTTTACTTTATAATGAACGTGGTCAGCCCCCACAATGTTTGTTATATCATCAAGAGTCTTATTAGTGAAAGTGGCAACTGCTGATGATGTAACTATTCCGGATGCAACTGTGTCCACATACCCCTTAGTAGCTGCATGTAAGTTTGCTGTTGGGTTTGCATGTAAAGTTAAAAATCCCGTTAAAGTACCACCAGCTTTTGCTAAAAAGGTACTTGCAGCTTCTGTACGGGAGTATAGCTTTTCTAAGTTTGAATTTATTATTAAACGCCAAGCAGTTGCACCTACCTCAAGCGTTTCTAGTCCATTTGATAAAAGTCCCATTAATTTCTCCTAGTTTCTTATTTAATAATCGTTCTACACTATAAAGTCAGCTGCTACTACAACTTTAGTAACTTTAGGGGACTTATAAATACCTACCTGAGTTTCAACAGACCAAGTGCCTACTTTTGAGATTGGATAATTCGTATAAACAGTTAATTGCATAGGTTGTATAGATTCCTCTAAGATACCATTGTAATATATATTGTACTGCCCCTCAAATAATCCTTCATCAGTACCAGATACAATAGTATCACAGTTTCTATAATTTGCCCCCCTTAACCTTACGCATGGAGTAAAAGTAAGAATCCCGGTCCCGGGAATACTAGGATTAGCTTTTACTGTAAGACTATTTGGTGCATATGGGGTTTCCACACTAAATGTATAAGTGTATGTTGTAGTTATTTCGGGAGATATATTAAATTGATTTTCTCCATAACAATGAATCGTTGGCATAAAAGTAGTAATAGGTAAAACTGGTACTGCATTTCCACTAGTTGGAGGAAACCAGAATGCTTCTCCAATGGCATGAGTAGTTTTTGTTTCTTGTATGGCTCTTATAATACCACTAAATTCAAACGTACCATTTCCTAAGTTGACTGCCTTTTTAAATCCAATAGCCTCTTCTCCCCAGTAGGCTACATATACCAATCGTTGTAGGTCAGCATCCGTACCATTAATTTCATAAAATGCTTCATCAGGGTCGGTAACAATTATTTTTAATGAATAATCTATTCCAGTATCTTGATTATCCAGTATATTTGTAACTACTCCGTATGTCCAAGGAGAAAAATGTGTTTTTCTTGAGGTTAATTCATACGCCCCCAAAGAGCTTAACATCGCTGCTGTTTTTGGATAAGTAGCTGCCACATGTACTGATTTTGTTGATGCATTCTCCGGCACTGTTTTAAATATTTTTATTCTTGAAGGTGCACTAGGTAAATTATAAAATGCGGGGGTTTCAAGAGGTAACGTATCTGCTACCTGTATAAAATCCCCACTACTAAATATATCCTCTATCGCTTCAATATTTATATAGGAATCTTTGTGGGAATCCCCTGTTATTTTAATAACCCTAAACACTATTCCCTCACCAAGAGTAAGTACTTCATCATAAAAATAGAAAACAGACCCAAGGGAATAATCAACTAAGTCCAGTGGGCTTATCCTGAAAGAAATACTAGCTGTTGGGTATGACATCTTTTTAAACATAGCACTAGTGACTGCAGATAGTGCCTCTTGAGTATTAATATATGTTAAATCTATATCAACATTTTTTACGTACCCAGCTATTTCTAGATTAGCGGAGTTTGTCATTGATAGTGTTGTAGCCTTGGGTGTATCGTTCCCAGAAATCATTGCGTATTTAAAAGTAAATGTATTAGGTAGGTCTACCCTAGTATTCCTAGTAAATACTATATTAGACGCAATATCTATACTAATATAAGGTAAATTCTCTCTATCATAATCATCTCGTAATAGTTTTAAAGTGTACTTTCCTATATTTTGATTAAAGTAGAAAACACTATCAATGTATCTTAAACATTCATTAATCCAATCAATACCCTTCTTAGAGGAGTTCATTACTAAATTAATACCTATTTTTTCTGTATGTAATACTCTAGCCGCATCCTCAAAAGAAGAAGCCTCTATTAAGGTAGGAGAAATTTTTAATAAGGTAGTTAAAATGTCGTAAATTATATAACTTGGGTTAGCCGTGGATATTGTAGTGCCCGATGAGGTTCCAAGTATCTCTTTATATAAATTGTAATCAACTAAATTGGAACATGAATCCATATTTATTCTTTTTCCAAGAATACCATAACTTGGGACTGTCCTTACATTATCCCCAATAAAACTTTGTGGAAAAATAATATAACAAACATTTTTATACGCAATAGATTTTCCCGTGGCTTGTGTTAATAATGCAGAAGCTGCAACCTGACTCCCAAGATAGAAGCCAATAGTGTTAGGTCCATTATCAGAGCCATAGGCTTCTGAATTAATACCTGTTTTTACTACAGCCGTTTGTTCATTTTCAGTAATGCCACCAGACCACACCTTAGTTTCTTGTAGATAAAATCCATTTATAGAATCTAATCTCTCAGCAAATGCGTATGCCATATTTAAAAAATATGCGTAACCGGCCAGCGTAGGTTGTGGTTCGCTACCTCCCCCTTTTCCTCCACCCATTACTTTTTACCCCCACTAGCTGCTTCTGGTGTAATCATAATTGCAGAGCTTCTTAATCCTGCATAATAAATACAATTACCCTTTAAGTACACAGTACCATAGGCCCTTGGAACAACCCTCATAGAACTATTATCAGGGTAAGAAAATTCCTCTAACCCTGAAGCAGTGTTACCCTGCTGTGTAACAGGTAAGGTAGGCATAAAAAGGTATACAACCACTAATAAAACAGCAGCAAATACTAATATCCATTCAAAAGGTGTCATATGGACTCCGAGGCTGGATTTTTTGCAGGAATAAAAGGAAATCCCCCAAAATTTATTAAATTATTAAAAATAGACTCACATGAAGATATTGATTTATTGCACCCCATTATAAGAGTTATAGTTCCTGAGGTAGAAAAAATTGGTTGGTCTATAGTAATAACATCACCAACCTGATTAGTTATATAAGACGTTTCTTTACCTGCAATTGATAAGTAACCCCCAATAAAGTTTTTTGGTATGGATGAAAGGCCCGGTAGGGTTATTATCTTTCTACTCGTAGAAATAGTATAAGTAGTAAAGGAGGAAGAAAAACTACTCTTATTTACACCACATTCAGGGGAGTATAACCCCAATGAGCAGGTATTTCCGTACGTCCTATAAGGAACTTCAGAATCTAAATAATCTTCTTTGCGTTTAAATGTTAGCTCGGACGTTTCTTTTTCTCTATCAAATATTATCTTTGTTAAGACCCCATTAAATAATAAAAACCCTGAAAAATAATCGTATATTTCAATAGAAAGTTCTGCTGACGGGGATGACATTACAAAAAACTTAACGGGGTCTGTAGATATATGAGCGGTAATTCTAACTTCGCTATTATTAATCTCTGTACTAATCTCACTTCTAATAATTGAGCTAGCGTGATATAAGTCAGCCCCAAATTGTAAGTCTTCTGAAGAGCTACAATAAAAATATGTATTACCAATAAAAGTAATTTTATATAAATCCAATTTAATCTCCTATTTAAGGTATACTAAATTATTATCGTCATATAACTCAATAAGGGGTAAGTTAACGGTACTATAGTCCAAATCATATAATTCAAATGCCATTACATCAGTATCCAATCTACATACATAAAGAAATTCTACGGCAGTGCCCATTTCTATAGGCACACTAAACTGTACATCTAAGGATAGTAATTCACATGGCCCTAAGGTCCTATCAAACACCCCAACAGAACTTATAACCTGTGCCCATATACCCTTAGAAGGAATATGCAGAACTCTTTTTAGAATAGACAAGCTCTCAGTAAAACTAGAACTTTTTATCTTAAGTTGGTTGGTTGTAACTCCAGCATCTTCTACTATTTGTATTTCACATTTATGTGTAGAAAATAAAAATGCTTTATATTTTCCCATAACTGCCCTAAACCACTGCCACAAGAGAAGTCTATCATACACATTATCTTGTTTTAATATTATTGAAAATTTTCGATAAGGTTTATGAGGGTCAGTTACATCCTGTTTTTGAAAATCCTCACCTAAAATAATATAATCTTTATTAACGTCCTCATTAATTTCATCATAAAGTGTAAAAGGAAATAATGATAAACCATATATGGGTAAATATTCCCTTTCTACTTCTCTAAATACGGGGTCACTAGCAGCCTTCCATCTTAAGGTAACAGAAGAAGAGCTGCCGGCTCCGAAAATATAAATAGTATATTTTTGTGGGCCCCCTAAGAGTTTTACTAAGTAAGCAGAATTATTTATATAGGAGGCTATAATTAACGTGTCCTCTATCCATACCTGTACCACGCACCCAGAAACTAGTATATTAAACTCGTACAAACCATAGGAAGGTGCATATATATCCCCAGTAACCTCTGCGAGGCAACTAGTTCCAGTATGTACAAAATCAACTAAAGAGATAGTAGAAGATTGACTATACCCATAAGACTCCAGCTTATTTCCAACTTTATATGTATTTACTAAGGTAGCAAAAGAAGAATCTGAAGTAGGGGAGCTTGCTCCCGTTGCATTATAAGACTTAACAAAAAAAGTATTCATATAATCTCCATCATAGTAACTTGCATAGTCTGGTCTGTTGCAATAGTATTTCTTAATGCCGTAGAGGTGCCAGGCTTACACTTTTTAGTTGGTAGTACTAATGTACCTGTTGGGGCAGATATTTGGTCAGCTATTACTAAGTATGTAGGGTTAACCTCTATAATTTTAGTATATAATATTTCTGAATTATTTAAAAGAATACCACAAAAATCCCCAATTTTAAAAATATTAAACTCTTGGTAGGTATCACAGAAAATATTAATATCACTTTCCAAGTCTTTTGTTAGCTTAGTGCTAAATGCCCAAACCGGATGAATTAGGGTTTTATTATATAGCCCCATATAAATATAATTTTGAGCTAATGTAGCTAATTGAGGGCTAGTATGAGTAATTTGGTAAGACATACTCGCTTTTGGGTAGCTCATCAAGATAGTTCGTTTTTCTTTTCTAGTACTACTGGTAAAAACATTAGTTTTAAACTGATAGGACTCTCTATATGTATTTTTATCAGGCACCAACACTAAAGTGTTTACAGGCTGTCTCTTAACACTAACATATAACCATAGGGTTATTTTATCAAAGTATAAAGGACACCACCCAGTAATCTCTCTATCCCCCAATAAATGAACGGCCCATAAATTAATCTTAATTTGAGAATTTCCAGGGATACTTTGTCCAACATCTAACCCATCAACATAGAGTCCAAAGTTAGAAGGAGGTAGTGCAGCTAAACTTATAGAATCTAATCTTTTATTATAAATAATCAATTCTAAAACTTTGTCTTCTTGGATACTCCCATATGCCATTTCCCTATCAGAAGGGAGTGTGGTTACTTGGTATCCCCAAATACTTTGTACTTCTTCATTATAAATATAAGATAAAGGAGCACTATAATAAGGTAAAGTGTGTGTTAAGTTACCCTCAGCACCCGTTAAGTTACTGTAAAGTGGCTCAGGGATTGGGTTAAGGTAACTGAAAAGCCCACCAATAGCCTCACCGGCATTATTGTGTGTAGGGTTTGGTAATAATTTAGGAGGGGTGAATTGAATGAAATCAATAGACATGCCTGGGTGTCTTACAGTTACATAACAATCCCCTAATTTTGTAGTGGCCTTTACTCCAGTGATTGGTGCAACAGAATCTAAAATTGTTTTTATTTTAACTGCAGTATTAACTGAAACACCTAAAGGTTTAGCAATAGTTGCTTCTACATTGTGTGCAATAATATTAGGGATAGCAAAAGAGGCAGAAACCCCTGTTATGGTAACAGAGTATCCCTGTACGTACCCAGATACTACATAATCATCTAAAACATATCCCATCTAAGCTCCTATTAAGCTAATGGAGCAATCGTATCAACAACCCCATACACAGTAACTACACCAGCACTATTAATCATACAGTTAATATCATAGGAAGGACCTGTAATATCTAAGGCTTCTCCTCCTACAAATTTAGTTCCTGCAGGGAAAGTAATTGCATAAACCCCAGTAAAAGATAAGACAAACGGCTTTCTAATTCCGGTAGTAGGGGGGTTAGTAAAAGATAGAGTTATAGGAGCTGTTAAAGTACCCATAATAAATGTACCTAAGCTTAAATCAACTGCTATAGCCCCTGCTATATTCCCCAAAGGGTTTTCAATTACTTCTAATTTCCCAATAGCTGTTTCTGTAGTATCTATACGACCAGAAAGGAACGTAAAGTTCCCATCAAGTTCCTCATAAGTAAGCGGAACACCTTTAGTGTCCCTTAAAACTAATGCCATTTGCTATCCTTATGCGTTATCAACAGCTTTGAAAGCTATTCGGTTATTTGTATCAAGGGGAAAAGACCAGAACTCATCTCCATTAATTGTCAAGCTAATAGGGAGTGTTGGGGTAACACCGTAATGTTTATAAAAATTATGCAAAGTACCTATAGGTTTATATTCAAAATTATCAGAAATACCCAAGTTCAATCCAGCAACTTGCTGTGTAACGAAAATTTCCCCAGAGTATTGATTAAATCCTGCAGTTGTATAGTTAGACGGGGTCACTAAATCAATATACCCTTGTTTATTAGACACAGAACTAGCAATTGTCTTTCCATACCATGTTCCCTCGTAGAGCACATAGTAATTGGAATTACCTGCTGTGGTAGTTGTAGTACTTACAGTATACCTATTATAGTTAGTGCCAGTTACTACAGCCCCTCCATTATAATTGAAGAACTTATCCAGTTGTCCCATATAAAAATATTGTGTATATTTAGACTGATTAACATATAAATTTGAATAAATATTTATTAGTACACTACTAGAGTTACCTATAAAATATATATCTACTGGGTCTATAGGAAACCAACTTTCAGGTATTTTAATATACCAGTATTCGTATACAGCAGAACTTACATCTTTAATAGTGCCAGGTTGTCTATCAACTGTTTTTGTATTATCAAATCCTAAATTTCCATAAAATTCAAGACGTAATAACTCATAATTTAAATTAATTGATAAATATATAGTTTCTCCAAGTGGCGTTACTGAATGTATATATAATTCCTTGGATTTATTCCCAAGACTGTCATAGTACCCCGGGCTTAATTTTATAACTGGGCTGTAAGCCCCCTCGTAACCAGCATAGTGAGTAAAAAATAATGTTTTACTTTGGGCGTTAAAATTAATAGTTTCCTGAGATTCCGCCCAAACATTAGCCCCACTTGGCATATACAAAGTACTTGGGCCTGTTATTGAATCGGTAATTCTATTAGAGGAACACATATAAACCTGTCTATTATTATTACTATACCAAGGTATATATGCTCTTATTTTAAAATTTTTACCTTGAAGTCTACTAGAAAATCTACCAACAAATCCGTAGCTTGCCCCAGAAAGGATATCTAGTGGAATTTTAACATAATTGTATATTATATTAGAGGCATAGCACCCTGCTCTCATATTTAACCCTCGAAAACCAGAATACCCATTATCAGAAGTATTTTGAGAAGTTTTGATAGATTGGTAATACGTAGGGTATAACATTCCTTCCCCTTTATCAAAGAACTCCTCCTGTTTTTTTAAATCTACTACCCACCCGGCTTGTATAAATTTTTCCTCCAAAAAATCTATTATATTAGAAGAAGAACCATTCCAAAATAAAAAAGAGTCCTTGATATAAGTACTAAACATTAATGTCCTTTATAACTATAGTTTTAATGCGAGGTAGTATACCCCACTTCCCAAATCTGAGTTGGGGAGGATGACATAGTCAGCTTCATTGATTGTTATTATATCTTCTGGATTAGCTTGAGTATTAGCTACTACGTATACCCCATCAACTGAACCAAAAGCATTAGAACCAGAACTAATATTAATTCCTGCCATAAATGCAGCTTGATTAATAGAATATAATGAATTTAATGTAGTATTTATACTACCAATAGTAGGGGTTACATAACTACTAGTCCCTATTCTAAATGAACTGTTACTACCATACATTACACCACTACCAAAATCTGTAGCACTAATAGTAGTCCAAAGTCTGGTTGCTACGTTGGTAGTCCCAGCAGTTAAAACACTAGCTCCATCATTACCTAATGATTTAATTTTTCCAATATAGCCTAGCTGGTATAATGGGGTAGTTCTAAGGGCCGTTGGGTCATATAATTTATATGCAAGGATTACCCTATCCTTAGAAGCATTAATCCAATATTTTTTTAAAACTGTACTTTTAGGGGAAACCCCACATAGTACCCTATCGGTGCCTTCATTCCCGACTACCCCAGTAACATAATAATCAGGGTTAAATTTAGTATTAGGGGAGATAAAAGTATATGTTTTTACCTCGATATTAAATGAAGTGTTATACATAATACTAATAATTAAGGGGGTTCCGGTGGTGGTGCTAGTTTTAAATATACCCCCCTGCAATATACCAACATCTTGTGTATATTTTTCAAATATATATGGCTCATTTTCTAGAACTTTATTAGGCCTTAAATATAAAGTAGACACCTCCTCCGAGGTTAATACTTTATTCCATATTACTAGCTCATCAAACGTACAGGAGTGTTGGTAATTTCCCCCAATTTGAAATAGTACCCCGTATTCTGTATAGAGTTCGTATGCTATAGGTACTGTTTGAGAATTAACAAAAACTCCATTAATATATAAACTTCTAGTTTTCCCTAAGTTTGAGTAGGAAATTACAAAATGTTCATAAGACATCCCAGTTTTGTCTATAAAATAATTTTCCATTAAGTATATTACCGACTCAAAAGAAGCCCAATCCCCTAATGCACTATATTTATCTAATACTAAATCAACCCCTTTTCTTTTATTCGTGCCGTCTATGGGCCCATAGATAAAATTACTATAGAATCCTTTACCACCTTCTCCTCCTAGTTTAAACCCCCCAAATTTAAACCAAAAAGATACTGAAAATTCTGTTGGATAATCATTATAATATGTTACAGAGGGGCTAGACTGCCCTGCATATAGAGAGTGTTTAAAATAGTGGGAAGAAGTTTCTAAACTTATTCCTACAGTGTCCGTGAATTTTCCTTCTACTGCTATTCCACTACCCGTATATACGTAACCCCTACTAGTAGTAATAGAACCTATAGTGTTTCTACTAAGCTTCTCCCAGCCTTCTTGGAGCATCAATGTTTCTAAATCTTCAAACATCTGCCCCATGTTTTTATTAATACCAACGGTAAAAGCCATTTCTGGTCTCCTTATTTCACTGCATTTTTAATAATTTGCCTTCCGGCTCTTGATGTCAAATATTGCTCTATAACTGAAGGGTCTAAGGAGTTAACTATAACTACCTCTGATTTTTGAGGGGAAGCTGAAGACCCACTAGTATTACTAGTAGTATCTTTAATAGCTTTTAAGTCATTTCTACTTAATACATATTCCCCTGATTGAAGTATTGCTGGTACTTCATCACTTCTTAATCCTGCTCTATTATCGTCATAAACATAACCTCCTGTGTGGAAGGTTTGTGCCTTAATTTGAGCCACTTGCATCATACCTTGGGCTATTGCAGCAGCAGCCATGACAGGGCCCATTACTGAGCCTACTATTGGCATTTCTAATCCTCTTTGGTATCCTAGAATTGCGTTTTGGTAGGTTGAGGCGATAGCAGAGGCAACTTGTAGAGCTTGCATAGCCTTAAATGCTGTTTTACTTTTTTTACCTGATAGGGTATAATATGCTTCTGCTATGCTCGCTAGTCCGTCAAAAGAAGTTTTAGCATTTTGGGCTGTCGCACCATACCCAATAGCTTGAATTTTATTTTTTCTATCCTGAACAGATTGTGCTAGTGCAACCTCAGCTTCCGCAAGTGAAGTTTGAAGTTCAGTCATTCTTATACCGGCCTGTTCCTGCTGTTCAAATGACATATCTAAACCATTTTGTTCTAACTCGAATTTCTGCTGATTTAATAATGCTAGGTCATTGGCAGCCTTAGCTTTAATAGTAGCATCTAGCCCATCATAGGAGCTATTTATATTTCTTTCACTTTGCTTAATTCCAATAGAAGATGGGTTATTTACTCCCATAGAAAAAGCATCTGTTTGTTTTAACGAGTCTTGTTTATCCTCAATATCTATACCTAGCTTTTGAGATACCATAGTCCTAGCTTTACCTTCTGAAAAGCCACCAGAGTTAACTAATCTCTCTATTTCCTTTAATACAGCTAAATCTTTTTCATACCCTGAGGTTCTATTAGTATAATTGGCGTATTCAGCTTCAATATCTTGAGCCAATCTCAGCTCTTTAGTTTTAGTGGCTACAATTTGATTTTCAGTTGCTTGAACATCTTTCATAGCTGTTGTTTGAAGCTTGTAAGCCTCTGCAATTCTTTCATTTATAGCTTGAGATTTCTTTTCTAACTCTTCCTGTTCTTTTTTATCTTTTACTCCAGATTTATTGTGGTTAGCAATTTGAGCAGTAATATCTTCTCTTTGTCTTAAAAGACTAGTGTAATATTCCTCAGCTTTGGTTTGGTCAGCTTGACGCTCCGCTAATTTTAATTGTAGTAACGCTGACTCACTCATAGCAGTAACTCTTTTATTCATTACTGCTTCTTGTTGAACTGCTAACTTCAGAGCCTCAGCTTCTAAATCTCTCATAGTTTTTGCCCTGGCTGCCTCTTCCCCATGTAAATCAGTCATTTCAGCAACTTTAATTCTACTCATACCTAAAAGTTTAACCTTTTCGGTTTCCAATTCATTGATAGTTCTGTGCCCTTCTACCATTTTTCCGAGGGATGCTATAAACCCTGCACTTGCTCCCTCTATTCTAGTTCTTTCTCCTTCTGTTTGAGCACCACTAAGGGCTGCGTCTCTTTGAGATTCTGCTTTTTTAGTATATTCTTCTCTTAGCAGGTCTGCTGATATAGGGTTATTAGTTTTTTTAAGGGCCTCTGTAAATTCTTTGACCAGTCCTTTAACTTCAACAGGTGCGGTATTTTCCATTGACTTAGCTGCATAGTCCTGGCCCTCTCTTACCTTAACAATAATTTCATCTAATCTTTTTGTTGTTTGGGCAGTTAAAGATGATACATTTTCATAGTTATTGTGCTGAGCGGTAACATCAGAAACTATTTTTTTAATTGACTCTACATCCTTATTAGAAACCGCACTGCCTAAGTTCGTAGTTCCTACATCAGGCATCCCAGAGTATGCTTCTTTTTTAAAAGCCGGGAGGGGTTGAGTTTGTAGCTGAGATGTATCCCCCATTATTTTAATACCTTCAGTAACCCCTGTTAAATTTTCAACTTTACTAATCAAAGAAGATAAGTGTTTAACAGTTTGAGACGCTTCTGACCCTGCCCCACCTTTAAAGTCGGCAGAGCTAAGTTCTTTTACGGCACTAGCTAACTCTGCAGAAAACTTAGTTAACTCAGCCGCCTTTGAATCTCCTGGTTGCATTGCTTTAAGGGTAACATCAGCAATAGACTTAATACTATTAGCCGCTTCTATTAGAGATGATTTAGTTTCCTCTCCCATACTAGTTGAGGGTTGCCCCGATGTAATGGTTGAATTATAAGCAGATGTATAAGACTCAGCTCTAAACAATGCTGATTTAGCATCTTTAATAGCAGACTCGGTTGTTAAGTCCTTTTTAGCATCAAGAAGCTCTCTTCTAGCATTTTGTAACTCTACTATTAAGTCCCCAGTTTCTTTTGATGAGGGGTCATTTTGTGTAGAATTAGCAATCTTCTCTTGAATAGCCTTTATATTATTCTCTGCTACTGCTACTTTGCCTTCCCTATCTAAATTTTGGACAGCCCCAGCTGTTTTATTTAAACTGGAGGTAGCATACATTGCAGCCCCAGCAATAGCTGTTAATAATAATACTATGGGGTGCTTTGCAACAGTACCAACTATGGTACCTAAAACTTTAAATATCCCAGTAAATGTGGTTAATCCAGCAGTAGCAGTTGCAATAGTTGCTGCTAATGTACTAAATACAGCAGAAACTCCTCCAATTTGTACAGCTAATTGGAAAGCAACATAAGCATTTCTAGCCGCAATTAATAGAGGCCCAATTTTACTTAACTGTCCTACTAATAAAAGTACACCAGTAGCCCCAGCAATTACTTGTAAAGCATTTACAAAGTTAGTTTTAAATGTTTCAAAGTTTCTATTAATATTAGTTAAGGTAGATATTACAGATACTGTTACTTCTTTTGCAAAAGGTAATAATTGCCCGATAGTTTGGTTGAAGGTTACCCCTAAAGTATTTCCAAGTTTCTCCCAAGTTATTGCAAAACTTTCTGTTACAAATGTAGCTTTTTCTACTTCGCCTTGTACACCAGAGTTTAATTTTTGAAGGTGTCTAAAAAACTCATCGGCATTATTTCTTAACAAAGTAATTGATTGTAAGGCTAGAATATCCATACCTCTAGTAATCTTACCAAAATCACCATCAGACATATTTTTTAGTTTAGCAACAAACTCAGACATCGCTGCATTTGATTCAGTAGTACCCATCTTCATACGAGCCATCATCATCTCTTGGTCAACACCCATTTGTCTAAAAAATGAAGTAACCTCAGTAGATGTTTCTGCAAGAACATTAGAAAATCTTCTGATTTGTGTACCGATAGTAGATGCATTAACACCCGCATTTGAGAAAGAGATAGCCATTGCACTAACGGCATTTGCAGTAAGCCCCGAGGACTTTGCAGCAGCTAAAGCATAGTTAGAGAAAGTTCCAATATCTTGGGTTGATAATCTTGATTGATTTGCAACATAGGCTAATTGGTCTGCTAGGTCTGTTACTGATGGTGTTAGTCCTGTTGTAGCATCTTTTACGTCACCAAAAACTTCTCTATATGTAATTAAGGCACTTGCAGAAACCGCAAAGGAATCTCCGGTTAACCTTGCCATTTTTATAATGTTTTCTGTTGCATCTGCAACTTCTGCTTTATCAAATCCTGCACGCCCTAATGCCAATGCAGCCTCGTTGATGTCTTTTAAACTTCCACCAAATTTTACGCCTAAGTCTGATAGTTTCTTTTCTAATCTTCCTGCTGAAGCTGCACTCATATCTAATACAGCAGATAATGTATGCACTGCTTGGTCAAACTCTAATACATATTTAACGCCATTAGAGATTAAATTAATTACACTATAAATTCCACCATATAAAGACGCATACATTGAAGCACGGGCAGCGATATTCTGTGCCCATTTAACAACTGAAATTCTATTTAAATTATCAACAACATCTTTACTATGTAGTTTAGCTTCTGTTAAAGAAGAAGATAATTTTTTTGTCTCAGCAGTGGCACTAGAGAGGGCAGCAGAGGGATTAGTAGCAAAAGATGCATCAAACCCTTCCTTAGCTCTCTTAGCTGCATGTAGCTCTGCTGTGAGCCTCTCTATCATCTTATCTGCACCGCCCATAGAAGATTCTGATGCAAACTTTACCTTAGAGATTTTTAATTTTTCTAAAAGTCTAATTTGTTCTTGATAAGAAGCTACAATTTTATCATAAGACTTGTCAAAAGTTATCTTACCCCCGGCAATATCACTTAATCCTTTAAGTTTATCAGATAAAATATTAACAGACCCAGAGGAAGAAACAACCTCCGCTCTAAATTTTTCTAACTCAACATTAATTTGTCTTACGTCACTTGAGGAGAGAGTAACCCCCTCCCCTGCTTGTGCTTTTGTTTGAATATTAGATGCTTCTCTAAGTAATGTTATTTTCTTATTAAGTAACGCCAACTCTTCTTTAGCTACATTAGGTTGTATTTTACCTGAAGCTACAGCAGACTGTAAGGAAACTAACTGGTTTTTCAAGGAGTCTAAAGATACCTTTGAAGCTGCTGTAAGATTATTTTTAAGAACATCAATTTCTGCTGATAAACTTTTAGTAGCACTCTTAAAATCTTCAAACTTCTTAGAGCTTTTTATGTCAAATGATATACTTTCTGTGTCAACCTTTGTTTTAGGCATACTAGAAGTTATTCTATTAACTTTAGCTACAAATGCACTAATTTGAGTAGAGTCTACATCAATAGGAATATTTAATTTTGTGTTCTGAATCAATTTTAATTTAGATTCTAACTTATTTAGTTGTGCTTCCCCTCTTGCAATTTCTGCAGCAGATGCAACACCTCTTTGAGATTTAATAGTATTTTCAAGTGCAGTTTTTTGAGATAATAGAAGTCTTTCAGCTTGGTCCAAGGCTGTTACAGATTCTTTTTGTTTACTTACAAGTTTCTTTTGTTGGTCATTAAGTTTCTCATATATACCTGAAGCTGTACGCAATGCATTATTAGTTTCTTGAGGGTTTGCCTCTCCGCTAGCTATTTTATCTTTTAAGCCTGTAAGAGAAGAAATAGCAGATGTTTTTTTAGCAGAGGTAATATCTAAGGATGATAGTTTTTTAATAGTATCTTCAAGTTTTAATACATTCTTAGTAGAAACCTCTAATTCCTTGTTGAAGTTGTAAAGGTACTTTGAATCACCCGTCTTTTGCAAAATTTCATTTAACCCAGAAAATCTACCTAATAGCTTACTTACAACACTACTACTAACCCCAAGTTTTTCAAAGTTTGCTATAAGATTATAAATATTTTCAGTAACCCCATAAGTTGTACCACTAAGAGCTTGTTTAAGACCCCCTGCTTTATTGGTAATAACCCCAACTTCCCTTGATAAACTTTTAAGGCCTCTTAAAGCATTTTCATCTGAAAGTCCTCCACTTGCTATTCCTTCCTGAATTTCAGAAATGGCATCTTGAATTTTAGAGAAGGCACCAACTGCAGATTTAGATAATTTATTTATTTGGGATTCAAAACTTTTTAAGCTTTTTGAGTCAGCTGGAAAGATAGAACTAGCAGATTTAGACATAGCCTCTATAGTTTTATTAGTACTAACTAAGGAACCTTCTAGGCTCTTTAGTCCCTTTTGTACGAACTGAATTTCATAACTAACATTTCCACCATTATTTTGAGCCATCTTAGAACCTTTATAAGCTTATATTAATACCCTATAATCGTATTTAACGATGTTGTTTAGACTCTCTTATTTGTTTATCCATCTGAGCCTTATTCCGTTCTTCAATCTTATTATTAACTAAAATGGATACTGAACAGAATGTTTGGGTTTGGTCAAACCAACCTCCAGCCTCTGGTAGAAACCCTGCTTTATGAATATTGTAAGCCTCTATTGCTGAATTAAGTAGATTGTTGTCCAACTCAAAAATAGGGCAATGAGTGAAAAGATTTCCAGCCACCACAATTTTAAAGTCTTTATTTTTTTCTTTTTCTCCAATGAATCCACAATTTCTAGTTCCTTGAAGTCTTTTTGATTTACATATATCACACTTCCATCCGTCAGAGGATAAAGTGTCAGAAAAATAAATATCTAAGTTAGTAGTAATTTTGTCAATAACTTCTGGGGAAAGAGTAGAAACTCTTAATACCTCTTTTGCAACATCATCAAGTATCTCTACTGATAAATCATCTAAAGTTAAAATACCGCCAGAGGCGGTTTCAATTTTAATAAGGGCTAATTCACATGTTCTATAGGTGTACTGGTGAGTTTTTCCAGAAGAATATAAAGAAGAGAGGGTGTATAGCTGTCCCATAGTAAGGGTTTTAAAAATAAAGGTAACCTCAGGCAAAGAGGACAACAAGTATGCCTGAGGGGTATAATAATGTAATAACCGATGAATTGAGTTCATGGTGAGCTTATATTAAGCTTCTTCTTTTTTTTCATTTCCTAAAAACAAGTCTGTATGCTCTGGACTTCTAGTAATGGAAGCAATAGTAGTTGCAACTTCTGTAACAACTTCTAAGGGTAACATCTCAATACAAGAATCATCCATAAATCCATTAGAATCTTTTTTAAACTTAACAGCAGCCTCTGAATCGTCTGTAATATTTTCCCAGCCCATTACTCCTCTTTTAACTAAGTTCCAGTTAAATGAGCCAGAAGCAAAACTAATTGTTGCATCTTCTTGGTTAATTTTTGTTAACCCATCTTCTAGTTTAGCAAAACTTTTAGAGTCAATACGTTTGATTTTTAATGTGAAAGGGGCCTCGTCTCCTCTGCAGGAAACGGGAATGTAGTCCAGTAACTGGTCTTTTTTTGTAGAAACAACTAAACCCATGATATTCTCCTATTTAATTTTAATCATAAAAGGCAAGGGGCCGAAGCCCCAATATTACATATGAGCTACTAAGATAGCCTCACCTAAGACCGCATCTTCATAAGCTTCAAACTCAATCTTATTTTCAAGGATACCATCTGCATCTTCAATAGAAACACCTGTATAACGTGCTTTAGGGAAGTAAATAGCAAATTTATGGGTTCCAGAAACCATCTCAAGATAGATTTTAGCATCAGTGTTATTTTTAAACTTATTAAGTTCATCATAGTTCTCAAAAGTAACAGACAATGAGCCTTTAACCATTTTCTTAGTTACCGCTTTAGAAGAAATACCACTAGAAGTAATTGCCTCACGGTCAGTTACTGTATTTTCAACAGTGAAAGACAAGTCTTTTGCTTCATAAGCAACCCCAGAAACAGTAAATGTAGCATTTTTACCAACATAAGGATTCTCAGTAATAACTGTACCTGTTAAAATTGCTTCTCCTGCAGCTGTACTATAACCAGATGCACCAACATCAAAGGTAATAGTAGCAAGGTCTGCAACAGGAAAATCAAATTTAACACTTGAAGGTACAATACCTGTATAAGTAATAGTTTGGCTATCACCAACAGTACATCCTAGGAATTGCTTAACTGCCAAAGACGGTTGTGAACCACAAGGCTTAGAAAGCTTATAAAGAATAGCTGTACCCGTTTCCCCTGTAGTTGCTGGATATATTTCCTTAGCTAGTGTAATTCCAGCATCAGAATATCCAATAAAGGCACCACCAGCTAACGCATTAGCAGAACGAATACCAAGAGCAACTTCCAGTAAGTCAGCACCATTAAGGTCTTTGTCTACACCACCTAGTGGTACTAATTCAACACCACAAGTTCCACTTCCATAGATTTTTCCTGCCATTTTAGGGGCACTTAAGAAAGAGTTTTTGATTGCCTTTCTTTCAATAGAGTCACCTTCAGGTTTCATAGAAGTATCTGAAGTTACCTCAACAACGTCTGCATTGGTAAATGTACCACCTGCGTTAAACGTAGCTTCTTTAATAATTGCATAAACTGCACTATTTGAGCGATAAATTGCCATTGTTGTCCTTTATAAGTTTTATCAATCTATTATCGTAAATAAAAAATATTTATGCTAGTCGCTTAATATATTTTACTTTAAGGTTTAATTGAGCTACTGAATATGGGTGTAGCATACCACCATCTCTTTTAAAGTCTGTAATAATAGATTCCACTGTATTAGTTCTTAAAAATTCATTACTTTCTATTGTTTTTTGTACTAACTCAACCAATTCTGATAAATTATCTTCATAGTCTGATGTTCGTTGCTTATTATAAATATACACTGGGATAACGGCATTTACCATAGCTTTACTATTAACCAAGTTATCTCTTTCCATCATATCTGACTCATAAACTAAAGCAACTGTAGGAAAATCCTTAACATCTGTCCACATTGGAATATTATTACCGTAAACACGTTTAAATTTTTTAGTTCTTTCTAAATCTTGAACTACAGAATTAATTATCTCTATTCTCATATTAAGCTCCCCACATTACCTATATTCATTCTCATTGTTATTAAAGAATCAATCACCTTTGACATAGTAGTAACTTCATTACCAGACCTATTTTTAAAGGCCCCTGAAGTTTTCTTTCCGTATCCTAAAGTAACTCTATCTAACCAACCTACCCAAGAAGCTATTGAGCCATCTTTTCTCTGTCTAAATCCTGCGTTAGTATACGAACCATAGGGATACTCTTCCGAGCCTCCTATATATCCTACACTCATTGTTACACCAATTGTATAATTTTTAGGGGTTTTATTAAAAGAAACGGAGGCCCTTATACTATCTCTAAGGTTTCCAGTATTGTAGTGAGGGAAAGGGGCATCGGGTCTTCTAGCGTGACTTTGAATTATACTTTCTGATACTTTTTTATTAAGTGCATATTGTAAAGCAGACTTCCAAGCATTAGCTCTTTTATTTGCTTCAACATACATCTTTCTGGCCATAGCCTCAGTAACTTTATCAATAGAAATTCTAACATTTTTTGATAAATAAGTAGTATCACCTGGAGTGTAAATCCCAGCAGAATATCCCATATTAAAGCCTAAAAATTCTGTAGGCTTGTAAAATACTGTCCGCTAAGAATGGAATTGAGTCGAGGGGTTTTACAGATTGTTTAGTATCTGAACTAATTAATGCAATAGAGTCGAAATTTTTAGTAGCATCAGTGTGCATTTTTCTTCCTATTACATACATGGCATTAATCAAACTAGGAGGAATTAAATCTACAGAAGAATATCCTATAGTATAAGTAACTTCAATATTATAATCGCCAGCAATAAAAGTATTATCTGGGTAGATTATTAAGTTTTTCTTAATTTTTAATGTATCTAAGGGAGTATCCTCTCCATCTATTTTCAAGGAGGTTACGGAGACTATTTCTCCCTTAGAAGTATACAGTTTTGAAAGGCCTGTTCCATTCAATGTTTCAGTAATTGTACGCTCTATAATAGAAACTCCGTAGATGCTATAGATATGACTCTCAGCCCAAGTAAGAATAGTGCTTAATGCTGTTCTTACTTGTACGTCCGATGCCTCTACTTCTATGTAGTCTATAAAGCCGTCCTCTAATTCTTGAAACATTTATTTTTCCTTATTTAGTTGAGGCTTTAGGCTTAGGGCCACTAACTTTTTCTTCAACGTCAACTACAGGTTCTGCAGGTTTTTCTTTAGTTTTACCAGCAACACTAAAAGCTGATGGGAATGTTTCTAAAACATAAGCTGCAGCTTTATCTGAGAGCTCATACTCACCTTCTTGAAAGTCTACACCAATTGTTGTAAGGCCTGGGCCCTCATACTTAATTTTTGGCATCTATATTCCTTATTTCTTAACTCAATTATAGAAATATAATTGGACTAAAAAATAATAGGGGCCGAAGCCCCTAATCCTCGTTAAAGGTTAATGATTGCTGATACTGGAGTAGCAACAATAGAAAGTTTTTTAAAGTCGATGTCTCTGTAACCAACATAAAGAGTTGAACTAGAAACCGCTTTTCTCTCGTCTTCAATACCGATTGTTCCTCTATCAGAAACACCAAAGAATCTCTTGTTAACAATCAACACTGCAGTTTTTGTTCCAGCAACATCGACAACACCAAGGTTAGTCAAGTTCTCTGGAAGTGCAGCAGAAGCAACAATTGGCATACCATAAAGTTTACCGATTTCACCTGTTAAAAGTGTAGCAGCTGAGCCATACTTGTCAACAGTCAATACTTGCTCAAGGCCAAGCATATCATAAGCAACTTTAACAGGAGCAATGATTACAAGGTCAGCAAGGTTAAGACCATATACACCAAGTTTCTTTCTAGCAGCAAGAATACCTGCAGCAGAAATAGCACCGGTACCATCAACTGTATTACCCGCAGCAACACCGATTTTCAATAAACCATCAAATGCTTTACGAACATCATTTGCATCAGCAAATGCAGTATCACCAGCGATAATACCTTTTTCAGAAGCACGAGCCAAAGAACTAACAAGCTCTTGCTTAACAAGGTCCATAACAGCAACAACTGCTTCTTGGTCAGCTTGGTCAGTTACACTAACAAGTGTTTTGATACGACTAGTAGCAAAAGTTACCTTACCAGCAGCAATTGTAGATTCAATAGCATCTGCACCAGGGGCGATTAAGTAAGCAACTGCATCTGTTGAACGGCCAGGGATACTAAATTGATTACGATTTGCAGGCATTGTAAGCTTTGTAAACAAAGGCTCAACCATCAATTCTGCTTCAAGTTTTGTCAACATTTGACCACTAAACTCTTCAGCTAACCAACTAGAAATATCAGCAGGCTTAATTGCTTTTTCAATAGTAGCAGCCATTTCTTTAAACTCAGCGAAAGAAGAAGCATTTCTACCTGTCAATACTGATTTCAAGTAAAGGTTTGCACCAACACTTTTTGCTTTAGCAACTTCTTTATCATCTACAGACTTGTCCTCAAAAGATGTCTTACGGTCAGTAAGCTTAGCTTCGATGTCTTTTTGTAGCTCTTCAAGTTGTTTTTCAGAAGCAGTTTTTTGTGCTTCAATAGTACCCTTAAGGACTTCGAGTTCCTTATTCATTTTGTCAATGGCTTCAATTCCCATTATAACTCCTATTTTAGTTTAAGATTGTGTTGACTCTTTGTTCTACTACCTGATGTAGGCGTAGAAGCTGAGAAACGCTGCTATCAGAAGCCTCAGTTGCCGTTATAAATGATAATACCTGTTCAAAAGTTATTGTGTCAGGTTCTTTACCATCTCCCTCAGCAGTTTGGGTTGAGCCCTCAGCGTTTTGGGTGTTTGGGGTTGAGCCATCTCCACTCTTACCTTCTTCATTATCGTGTTCGTTCTTATTATCGTTGTTATTTTCGTTTTCTGCTTCTTTACTAATAGTATCTTTTAAAGATGTAATCATGGATAATAAATCTTCAGGGACTCCCTCAATGATTTTAGTTTCTTCCATTTCTTTATAGTGTTTTAATAAGTGTTCAGATGCCTCTAACTTTTCCTCATTAGAAAACTTAGTATCTTCCATAGTAGATTTTAAAGCCGCAAAAGCAGAGTATACGCCTTCTTTACTAACCAATAATTTTCCTTCTTTAATTTCATGATGAGGAAATTTCCAAGAAGATTTCTTTTCTAAATCCCCTACAACTAAGAAGGCCTCTTTAATAACTTCAGGTAAGTTAATATCTAAAATTTCTTGTGCCGCAATTGACTTATCCACTTCACTCCATTTGCTTTCAGATATTTCTTTATTTCTGATTTTTGAGGAGCATTTGAAGGTGTGTTCATTTGTTGCCTTGGAAGCAAGCATACAAGTACCATTTGCACAAGGCGACTGAGTAAGAACCGTAAAGATAGCATCTTGGTTATCTGGAACAGAAACAATTGACACCTCCAATAATTCTACTGCCTTATAGTAATAAACATCAATGTGTGGGTCATACTGTGCATCAAGGGGTTTAAAACCAATTGAAAAAGTCTTTAATATTTTATTTTGTACTGCATAGAATACTTTTGGATTTAAAAGTTTGTGCACTTCTGCAGTTATTTCTAAACCATCCGTAGAAATTTTTATATCTATAATTTTACCAACAGGCTCTTGTTTGTCATGATAAGATAATAATATAGGGTTCTTCATGAAGTTTTCTAAGTTATACCCGTAAGGTAATACCGAGTCACCACTCCTGTCAATCACTAATTGTCCAGAGTTATCAAGGTATCTATTTGCATACCCTTTAATATACAAAACATTCTCATCTATTGGAGCCCCTAGCTCTTTGTTTTGCATTTCAAACTCTTTTACTATCAAAACTAACTTATCCATTAAACACTTCCTCTTACTTTTTATTTAAGACTATCTAAAATATTATCGTTGATTGCATAACTTCATGACTTATACACCCGCAGTAGGCATGTCTGGGTTACCCCCGGTAGCAGACGTACTACCAGCCCCTCCCGAAACAGGAGCAGTTGCGGCCGGTTGAATACCAACAGGGGTACCATCTTGTACATATTGAGCGCCCGTACCAAATAAGTAAGCTGCCAAGATATTTTTATCGGCATTATCTGCCTCTATTCGTGGAAGACCAATCATATCCCTTGCCTCATTAAGTGTTGATAATCCGGTAGAATAGCTATCTTTTGCAGCTCCAGATTTTACATCGAGGCTTGTTTCTAATTCTACTACTCTATCGAGGTCAAAGGAAAATCTTAAAGTTGCATCTTTAAATTTGTTTTGTAAAAATAATGAGATGTTATCTTCTATTTTATATAGGTAAGGCCGGACTGCTGTATTAAATACTGCTTTCATTAAGTCTTGAGGCTTAGAGGTAGAGGTGTTCTCTCCCCCTAGCGCTAATGCATTTATTTTAAATACCCTAAGAACTCTCTTATCACTAATATTCAATGAATCTAATATCTTAGCATCTTGTGGAGTAGACTGAATAGGATTATATTTTAGACCACTTGGTAATACTGCTGTACCACCCCTCTTAGTTCCGTCTTTGCCATATAACATTTGAAATTGTTCTTGTATTGCTGTAGTTTGCTCTGGGGATAGTGCATATTCAGACTCCAATAATCCAGTTAGTAAACTGGAGTTTTCATAGAAGCTCTTTAAATCATCAATTGCATAACTCTCTAGTAATAAAGTATCAAGCAATGGCCTTACAGCAGGAACTCCATAGTATAGGTTATTTAAGGTAGGATTTCTTACTACACATACTTCATCAGCTTTATATGCTGTTTTATCATTCCAAATAAAACCACTAATATATTTAGTAGCATCCGGGACAATTTTTACAGCAGAGGGGGCCCCTAAGAACCAAGATTCGTATCTACCTTTATTCATTTCAAATGTCATGAATGCCGTGCCTGATAAGAGTAATGCTTGTATTTGTAATTCTATCATTTCTCCCCAAGTAAAATGAGGGTTTGGGTTTTGTGCCCACTGTGCTAATTTATCAGTACTAGGCATAGGTACAAGCTTTCCTGTTTTATCAAGCTTTCCAACCTTTGGTACAGCCTGAGAAGCAGCCTTTGAAATATAATCTACACAACTAAAGATTAATTCACTTGTATGTAGGGTATTTTCTTCAGTACTTTTTGCTAATCTTCCATTACCATCAGTATATGAGGTCATTGCCTCTTTATTATTTTTAGAGGCCTTAGTAGTCAAGAAAAATGAACTACCTCTATCCGGTGACTTACTTTTAAAATAACTTAATATTCCCATTTTATCTCCAATAAGGACTTTACTGTTTAATAATCGTTTTTAAAAAGAAAATTATCGTTTTATTATCAGAAAACCTATAAGTAACCTTAAAGTAAGCTTAAAGTAAGCTTAAAAAAGGGGTGTCCGGTTTCCTATTATTGTATTCCCCCTTTTTGGTCTCTTTTAGGGTACTTTAGAACACCTTTTCTAATTATGACGATTATTAAATAGAGATTAAAGAAGAGAGGAAAGTGATGAAAGTTAATTTATATAAATCTCCAGTTCATAAAGTTGTTTTTATAGATAATTTAGATTTTACGTTTGAATGTACATGTGGAAAAGAGTTTATAACAAACATGAAAGAATATTCTGAGTTGTTAAGGTGTCCTATATGTTCTTCTGCTAAACTTTCCCATCCTTTCCTATTCCCCTCAGAGATAACAGAATTATTTACATATGTTTATGATGAAATACTTACACAATATCCAAATAAATTAACGAGGAATTAAATGAGTGATAATTTACCAACTATTCCAGAAGTAGGATTAACTCCAGATGTTGAACAAAAGCTTACAACAGAATTAGTGTTCACAGAGGGTGTGGCCTCCCAAAAGCCCATGACCTTAATAGAGAGAGCCATATGTGAGATGAGAGCAGATAGAAAAACAAATATATCAATTGCAACGTATCTTGGTATAAGTCTAAATGAAGTTAAGAGAGTTCTTGCTAAGGAGCATGTAAGAGAGTTTTTAAAAGAGTTAATTAATGCTCAATATGATATGTCTAAAGAATATAGACTTGAAATGCTGGATAAGATAATTCAAGCTAAATTAGAGGAACTTGGAGATGACCTTAAGGGTGCTACTAAAAAGGACATTGTAGATTTATTATTAATTCAGGACTCTATGCTTAAAGAGAGGGAAAAGAAAACTTTAGGTACTAATGAAGATACCTATATTACTCTATTACAACAGATAGTCAAACAATAATGAGTGCCTTAGCCCCTGATGAGTTATTTATAACCCCTGATGTAGAAATATATCAGTCTGTAGCAAATAAAATAGATTATTATTCTTCTGCATCTTTATTAAAATTTAAACCACACCCTGCACAATTAGAAGTATATAGTTGTGTATCTAGTAGACAATTTGATGTTATAACTTTAGCATGTGGTAGACGTTTTGGTAAGTCCGAGGTAATGGCTGCTATTGCCAGTACAGAATTATTAATTCCTCAAGCTAGAGTATTACTTGTAACTCCTACATTTGCAAACGCTAAAGCTATTTATGATAAGGTTGAATTAGCAATTATAAAGTTAGGGTTAAAAATTAAATCAAAAGATATAAAGCTATTAACCTTTACACTAGAATATGGACAAACTATTGTATGTGCTACTCCTAAGTCTATCTCTAATGTTCTAGGATTTAAGTATTCACTAGTAATTTTCGATGAGTCTCAGGATATTCCAGGAATTATGGATATTTGGGAAAATAAGATTAACCCAGCTCAATCTGACTACGGTTTGCAACCAGATGGATTTTCTTATTCTAAAACAATGTTTATTGGAACGGTTAGAGATTTTGATAACGACTTTTATATTCCTTTTGAAAGAGGTATGGATGGACTACCAGGGTACGTATCATTTAACTTTCCCACTTCTTCAAATCCTTATATATCAGCTGAGTTCTTAGCTAAAAAAGAGGCTACCCTACCTAAAAAGACTTTTGATATGGAATATAAGGGCATTTGGCAATCCTTAAGAGATGCTTTGGTATATTATTCCTTTGACCTAGTAGAAAATGTAAAACCAATATCTAGCCTACCTACTATTTTAAATAATGTTGGGGCAGAATTAGTAGGCATTGACTTCGGTTTCGCAGATAACACTGGTCAGTTACTGGGAGTTGTTGAAAAACTTACTGGAATCGTGACAATCATAGGAGAATATAAAGCTGAACAACTAGCACTTGAACAGCATGTAGCATCCTTTAAAGATAATGAAAAGATATATTTTAAGGGAACTCCTAATAGATATACAGACCCTTCTGCTGCTCAATTAATACATGATATGGCTACTTCCTACTCATATTATACAGGACCAGCCATAAATAAGATTGATGAGGGAATTGATACTATAAATGCAATGTTTTATCATAAAAAATTGTTTATTATGGAAAATTGCAAAGAGCTTATAAGTGAGATAAAAAATATGTCTTGGAAAAACCCTAAGACTAAAGAGGTTCAGAGAACTAAACGACATAAACACTTTGACTTAGCTTTATCTACTTTAAGATATATTGTATATACATGGTATATACAAAAAGATTTATCTATTCAAATTATAAAGAATAAGAAGTAGATAATATATAAAAATCATATTTACTAGGAGATTAAATGAATTTTGAAGATTGGTATAATATTAATCCACTAAAAGATAAATTAGAGGAATTAGATTTAACAGAAAAAGAAAAGAAAATATTGACGCCTGTCATTCTAAATAGTTCTTTTATTATTGAGGCTAAGCCTTTCTATCAAGAACTAGGTAAAATACAGAAAACCTATATTGTTCCTGATTTTTTATTAAAGCAATTTGCCTTAACTTATAAAAAAAGATTTTTAACTGCTTTTTCTTATTACGACTTAGAAAAGGAAATAAATTATTTAATTAAATTTGTCCCTGCTGGGGTTAAATTAAGAGATGCTGTTATTCCTACAGATAAATATGAGGATTTACTTAAAGAAGAGCTTAAATTTTTCTCTCATACTCCCGAAAAAGGATTTAATGAGCTTATAAAAATTCTTAATAAGGGAAAACTAATCGGATGGAAGTTCAAACAACCAAGACAGTAAGGCGTGAGGCCCTCTCAGAGCACGAAAAAGACTTTCTAAGGGAAAACTACCTCTACCTAACCGATGAGGCAATAGCGGACGTCCTAGGCCTATCTGGAGCTGTTACAGCAAGAAAGATTCGCTCTAATTTAAAACTTAGAAGGAATAGGAAGAGCACTCAGAGCTTTATTAAAGAAATACCTATGATTATTTGGTTACAACGAGAATTATATGATTCAACTTCTTTTGAAAATTTAGTAAGGATTAGCATTTAGTATTGACTCCTTTTCTTAATTATTGTATACTTATGTAAACTTTAAGAGAAAAGGAGAAAAAATGCTTTTAGACGTGTTAATGAAAAATCAGTTGGTGGATGGATTGGTGATGCCATTCTTCCCAGAGATTAGACAATGGAATCTCATTAGAAATGAACTTTCCTTTAGTGAAACTTTAGAAATGACTATGCTCAATGAAGAATATTATGAAACATTGAATGCAGAGAAACTAGTTGATAGGGTTGATGGGCTACTTGACTATGGCTTTGTGCTTGGTGGTACAATTGCAAAATGGTTACAAAATCCTGATGATAGTGAAGATACAATGTTATTTATGGATAAATATTGTGGTCACTTCATAGATTTATTTATTGTAGTAAGTAAATATATGGTAAAAGAGCTTGGTATAGACCAACAAAAAATTCCTGAAGTTTTAGCCCACGGTATGAAGCTGGTAATTGAGGCTAATGAGCGTAAAGGTACTATCAAAAATGAGGCCGGTAAGATAGTAAAACCTAAAGATTTTGTAGGCCCGGAGGCTGCTCTATCCTCTCTACTTGAATCTTATAGAGAAGAGAGAGAATAATTATGAAAAGAAGTCTAACAGAAGATGAAATTAGACTTCTTTTTCTTGGCTACTTTAATAATGGAGAATCCCAGGCTTCTTTAGCTAATAGATTCTCCATTACTCCCAAAGCAGTATATAATATACTGTATCTCCAAACATATCAAGAATATTCTTCTAATATACTATTCAATGATTTAAAAGTATCAAGTATGAATGAGTATATTAAAAAAAGAGAAGAAAGAAAAAAGCTTGGGTTAGGGAGAAAAGCATGACCTTAGAAGAGAAAGAGGCTTACCTTGTATCACAAATAGGAAATGAAAAAAATTTTATAGAGTTCGTTATGTTAGAAACAACCAAAGTTGTAAAAGAAATACATATCTTGTCTGAGGATAAGAAGCTACTAATAGTAATTGAAAATTATTTTATATCACTAGAAGAAGCCTTAGACTTTGTTGGAGAGATTAAAGAAAGTAGACTTTTATACGGAAAACCGTATAAAATAATTTATTAAAAAGGAAAAATAGTGGAAAGAATACCATTACAACCAACCTCGGTTGAAATTACAAATAAAAAATACCAATTAAAAGATGCTCAATCAAATCCAATTGATAAATCTCTTGATGATATTTACATGAGGGTAGCTACTGCATTGGCCTCTGTTGAGGAAAATCCCTCTGACTATATAAAGCTATTTTATTATGCTTTAAACTCTGGAGCAACACCGGCAGGGAGAATTTTATCAAACGCAGGTGCTGGGAAGTATAAACCAGCTACTAGTTTGATTAATTGTACATTATCTGAAACTGTTAAAGATAGTATGGAAGGAATTTTAGGGAGCAACCTAAAAGCTGGATTAACTCTTAAGGCTGGCTGCGGTATTGGTTATGAATTTAGTACTCTTCGCCCTAGTGGTAGTTTTGTAGCAGGGGCAGGTGCAAGTACCTCAGGACCACTATCATTTATGGATATATTTGATAGTACTTGTTTTACTGTATCAAGTGCAGGAGGAAGACGAGGAGCTCAGATGGGTACCTTTGCTGTTTGGCATCCTGATGTTTATAAATTTATTCAAGCAAAAAGAGAAAATGGTAAACTTCGTAACTTTAACTTATCTTTACTTATTGATGATGAATTTATGTATGCAGTAAATAATGAACAACCATGGGATTTAATTTTTCCAGTGCTTCACAAAGAAATAGAACTAAATTTATTAACATCAGATACTAGAACAGTGTGGAAGAAACTATTTTGGGAGTTAGACTACTGTGAAGAAATGAAATATACTCTTAATGAGTCAAAAACTCATATTTTATGTAGAGTGTACGAAACACTTGTGGCTGCTGACTTGTGGGAGACTATTATGAGGTCAACCTATGATTTTGCTGAGCCGGGATTTTTATTAATTGATAAGATTAATGAATATAATAATAATTACTTCTGCGAGGTTATTAGAGCTACAAATCCTTGCGGAGAGCAACCACTACCACCAAATGGTGCTTGTTTATTGGGGAGTATTAACTTAGCCTTTTTAGTAAAAAACCCATTTACACCAGAAGCTTCATTTGATTGGTTAGAATATAGAAAGTTAATCAAAATATTTTCAAGAATGTTAGATAATGTTGTTGAGCTAAGTGCATTACCTTTACCAGAGCAAGAAGAAGAATTAAAATACAAACGAAGACATGGTATGGGTTTTACGGGCCTAGGAAGTGCACTATCTATGCTAGGGATGAGGTATGGTGGACACCAATCAATTCATTTTGCAGAAGAAGTACAGAAGGTAATGGCTATTGAGGGGTATGCTGCTGGTATTGATTTAGCAAAAGAAAAAGGAGCTGCTCCTATTTTACAAGATACGACTAATAGAAAGCTGTGGGCAGAAAGTAAGTTTCTAAAACAAATTTGGGAAGAGAGACCAGATTTATTAATGGAAGCATTAGAGTATGGTTGTAGATATACACATGCTACAAGTATTGCCCCCACAGGAACAATCTCACTAAGTGTAAATAATAATGTATCTAATGGAATTGAGCCATCATTTAGTCATAAGTATACTAGAAATGTAATTCAGGAAGGTAAAAATAGTAAGGAAGCCGTAACAGTTTATTCCTATGAGATGCTCTTATATAAGCATCTATTTGGTAATGATGAAGTGCCAGAAAACTTTAGTACATCTGATACAGTAACAGTTAGAGAGCATATTGATATTCAAGCTGCAGTTCAAAAATGGTGTGATAGTTCTATTTCCAAGACTATTAATGTACCTACCGCTACTAAGTTTGAAGATTTTGGGGATATTTATTTATATGCTTATGCGTGTGGATTAAAAGGATGTACAACTTTTAGATTTAATCCAGAAACACTTCAGGGAGTTTTGGTAAGGGATGAAGACCTTCAAAATACAGATTATATCTTTTATTTAGAGGGTGGTGAGGAAATTGTTGTAAATGGTGCTGACTCAATTACCTATAATGGAGAGACTAGTAAAGCAAATAATTTATATGACGCTATTAAGGAAGGTTACTATGGAAAACTTTAAGACAATTGAAATTACTAAAAAAATTGTAGGGGTGGGGCTTAAAAAGCCCCTTAATATAGAAGAAGTGCCCGAGGTTATTAAAGCAACGGATGTAAAACTTCCTAGTGATGCCCCTGCAAGAATGAAAACCCTTAAAGCAGAGGGTAAGAAGTGGTATTTAACTGTAGTACACCATGAGGGAACAAATATTCCATTTGCACTCTTCTGTCAGACCAACCATAAAGAGAAGTCCGTATCTACAAATATAGCACTAGATGGCCTATTAAGTTTAGCTAAACAAAAGGGAATTTTAGAAGAGCACATTAGTAAAACTGTAGAAAAATGTCACTCAGAGCCTAATACCTCAAAACTTACTAGAGTTATTAGTCTTTTATTACGTCACGGTGTGCATATTAAGAATATTGTTAGTGAGCTTGATAAAATTGACCCAGGTATTGGCTCATTTTTATTTCAACTTAAGAAACTTTTAAGCTCTTATATAAAAGACGGAGAAAAAGTTGAAGGTAGTAGTTGTTCTGAGTGCGGGGGTACCATGATTTTCTCAGAGGGATGTATGATGTGTACTAGCTGTGGTAGTTCTAAGTGTGGATGATATGCAAAAAGTATACCAACATTATAATAATAAGAAATATTATAAAATTGTAGATTGGTGTAAAATCCAAGAAGAGGGTAAATGGGTAGATGCCTACATATATAAGGAAAATACCCCCTCTTTTGGGGAGTACAGACAAAAATTTGTTAGAACAATAACAGAATTTCATCAAAAATTTATGCCGGTAATGGACGAAGAAGAGTATATGAAGACTTCAGATGGTATTAGCCTCCTAGATTCTATTAGAAATGAACAGTTATATAGCTTATTAGGTAAGTATAAAATCTTTTAGTTAAGAAATATCTAAGGTTTGGTAGAGTACAATATTGATACAAAACCAAAAGGAGATAAAATGTTAATTTATGGAAAATATGCAGTCGAGAAAGTAGATTCACTTAATTACCAAGTTTTTAAATTAGGAACTAATGGAAAAACAGGGGAAGATGCAAAAAGAAATATTACTTACCACGGTACTTTAATTTCTGCTCTTAGAAAAGTAAGAAGTGGACTACAGGCGGATGCCTTGTCCTCAGAGTCTATAAGCCTAAATGACTTAATTAAGAAACTTGATAAAGCGGATGTTGATTTTATGAAATTTCTTGATAAATTTACAGTAAATAAAGCGTTAGAAGCAATTTATGCTCCCCCAAAAGAACCTAGAAAAGAAAAAGCATCCACTGATACGCCCCCTGACGATGAAGATTTAGATGGCGGAGATGATGAGGCAGCTTAATGACTTCTCATTTGTGTGTTTTATGTGGGGAGTGCTTAACACTTGCTATAAACTCCCCTTGCGAGTGTGGAAAGGTTGCTACTAAGGAACTAAAAGAACCTTATGAGTGTTTGTTAGTATTCTCCAATTCCCCTGAAAATTTAAGTTTAGGTAAAGCTTGGTTAAATGAAAATGGTATTTTATCATTTTTTAGAAGATATAAAGACCTTAAACTAGCTAGAATAACCCCTATAAATATAGAAAAGTGAGGTAAAATATGCAATATATTTCTGAAATAAAGAAAAAAGACTTAAAATATGTAAAATACTGCGGAACTAAAGAAGATTTATTTGCTCTAGGCGAGGGAGAAGTATCACTATACGATTTTTCAATGGCAAACTCATGTCTTGAGGCTAGAATAGAAGCAGTTACTCTAGTAGCTTCCACTTGCTACGCTAATCCTAATGCAATTGGGAAGGATACTCTATTTAATAGATTAGCACAAGAATCATTGGGGTTACCTAGCAGTTCCTTTGAGTTTATTCCAGTTTATCTATCAACCCCTCAGCTTAACTTTATTTTAGATAGGTATGACCGCAATATGGGTCTAAAAATACCCAATATTATTACATATGGGGAGGCAGTTAATGGTGTTTGGGTAACAAATTACCGGGCTTTATGTGCAGATTACGATTTTTTAATGGGAGTGGGAGTAAATGTAGAGGATTTTAGGCTTTGGTATGATGATACTCTATGTCAACAGGTTGGAAAAGACTATTTTAAGGTGTTTCTTTCCTATATTGATACAAATACTAGGGCTCAGTACATTAGACACAGAAACGCTTCTTGGCAAGAGCTAAGTAGAAGATATGTATCAGGCTCTAAGTTAGATTTTGAGTTTTACGTTTCTGATAATATGTCCTCTATTAAAACTCAGTATTTATTCCCCGGGGATAGAAAAATGAGGGAAATAGACTACTCTCAGCTACTAGAAATAGCAAAAGGTTTCTATGAAGCGTCTATAGATAAAGGAATAAAGGCCCAAGATGCTAGAAGATGTCTTCCACAGGCCATGTACACCCTTGTATGGAGTGGCTGGAACCCTAAAGGACTTAAAAATTTCTTTAATCTTAGATTAGACCATCATGCACAGAGAGAAATAAGATTATTAGCAGAAGCAAAACAAAAATTAATAGAGGAGTATAAATGAGAGTAAAATTTATTCCCAATTCGGGAAATTTGTTAATAATACCACTTACAGAGGTTAAAAGGGAGTCTGGTATTATCCTATCGGTAGGTGGGGATAAGGAATTACCCTCAGTGGGTACTGTTATAGCCCTACCAGAGGATTACACTGGTCCTATTAAGTTGGGTGCAGTTGTTTACTTTGGTAAATATTCTGGGTCAGAACTTGATATACACGGAGACAAATACCAAGTACTAAAAATTGCAGAACTATTGGGTTATTATAATGCCTGAGTTTTCTAAATTTGATAAAGCACATATGGAATGTGCTAATGTTGTATCAAAGCTTTCATATTGCTTTAGAAGAAAGGTAGGAGCTCTTCTGGTTAGTCCAGATAATAGAATGTTACTATCTGGGTATAATGGTACATCTCCAGGCAGAAGAAATATATGCGAAGATGATAAGACTGGGGAAACTTTAAGTATTGTACACCATGCAGAGGCAAACTTAATTGGTAATGCAGCAAAGAATGGAATATCAACAAAAGGGTGTAAAATGTTTATTACTACTTCCCCATGTATTCAATGTGCAAAGCTAATAGAGATTTCAGGTATAGCAGAGGTTATTTATAAGGATGAATATAAAGATACAAGTGGTATTATGTATTTAAGAGAAGCAGGTATTCCTGTTAACCAATTAAAGGAGAGTGTGTGAAAAAAGATTTTATGGTTATTATTGGTGGTCTAATGATTTTAGTAGGTTGGGCTTTAGCAGCCTTTGGTTTTATTACAGGGATTGGTGTACTATTGTACCACGTTGGTGTTTTAGAGATGGGTTTTGCTATTTCCGCTTGGATTGCATTTAAAGTTTTTATAACTATGGTCGCTTCAGGGGTTTTCAGTTTAATTTTTGGTTTTATTATAGCTGGAGTTTCAAGCAAATCTTAAGCTAATATACTGTAACATACTTTAATTAAATTTAAGGAGAAAGTATGTTACAGGCAATTCAAATAATTAAACAAATAAAAAATACACAGGGGACTCATAATAAGGAAGGCATTTTGACGAAGAATGCTGACGATAAGGCCCTCCTTACTTTACTACAATTGGCTTTTAATCCATTTATCACTTTTGGTATAACAGAGTTTCCTAAAAAACTAAAAACATTTGAGGGAAATCAAGACCATAAGTTTGACGAATTTATTACTCTCACAAATAAACTATCACAAAATAGTATTAATGCGGCTTCTTTAGAAGAGGCTACCTTATTCTTACAATCTTTGGATACACAAACCCAAGAAGTGTACTCAGCAATTCTAACTAAAAGCCTTTCTATAGGAATAGCTGCTAAATCTATCAACAAAGTAATTCCTAATTTGATTCCTACTTTTGATTGTATGTTGGCAAGTTCTGATGGTGACTTCTCGTTCCCTTGTCTTGTACAAGAGAAACTTGATGGTGTCCGTTGTATTATTATAAAGAAAGATGGTAAGATAACTGCGTTTACAAGACAGGGAAGAGAAATTCCTATCAAGAGACTTGCTAATATTTTAATACAATTCCCTAATGACAATATTGTTCTTGATGGTGAGCTTTTAATGGCTGGTGAGTTAAGACAAGATACTTCCGGAAAGATAAACTCACTTATCAAAACGGGGTATAAAGCAGAAATTGATAACCAACTTGAATATTTTGTTTTTGATATAATGACCCTAGAAGAATGGGTGTCAAGGACAACTACCCTTCTTGCATTTGAAAGAGCTGTTGAAGTACAAGCAGTTGTTTCCATGTTAGGAAGTCCCTTCAAAGAACCTGCCCAGAAATTTGCCAGTTTCGAGGAAGATATTTTTAAGTTCTACAAAGAAATTAGAGATGCAGGAGGAGAGGGTGTTATTATTAAAACAAACACAATGTATGAATGGAAGCGTAGCAAGAACTGGAGAAAGCTAAAGGCTATTTGTTCTTGCACACTAGAAATAGAAGGGTTTACAGAGGGAACTGGAAAGAATGAGGGCAAGGTAGGGGCTGTAAGTTGCAAGAGTTCCGATGGTTTGCTTAGGGTTAATGTAAATCCTAAGACGGATGAAATTAGAGACTATATAACCGATAATATAGAAAGGTTACCTTATCAAAAAATTGAAGTGCTCTTTAATGAGCTGATAATTGCTAAGGATGATACATATAGTTTATTTTTACCGAGGATGGCTGACAATTGGTTAAGGGTAGATAAAGCGTGTGCTGATACTTTACCAGAAATAATAAAGGAGTCTAGGAAAGATGGTTCAATTTGATTACACTAGTGATTTGCATTTAGACTTTAGGGAAGGGACTAATTCCCCCTTCATTCAAGACTACTTTGCCAATAAGAAAAGTAAATATCTAATAATAGCAGGAGATATTGGACATAGTATTAATGGAAATATTGAATTTTTAAAATACCTTAAAGATGTCGTGGGTTATGATGAGGTTTTTGTAGTTTTGGGAAATCATGATAGGTATATTTTCAGAAATAAATATTCAGAAAAATTTAGAACAGGTAAAGAGAAGGCAATTGCTACTAGGAAGCTTTATACCGATATAGGAATTAAAGTACTTGATGGAGATTCCTATGAAGTTGGTGGTATCACCATTGGGGGTGCGGATGGCTGGTACGATGGAAAACATGGAAGTATAGATATAGATGAAAAGGATGGGTTAGAGAGATGGAGAAATACTCTCAACGATTTTCATTTTGGAGCTACCACTAACTTCTACGAAACCTTTCAGGAAGAGATAAGTAAAATAATAAGTCTACAAAATAAGGTAGATATTATGGTTTCACATGTAAGACCCACTATATCCGATAAGCACACAAATTCTAAGTTCAAAGGTAGTAGAGCTAATAGTTATTTTGGGTTTGATTATGAACAACAACTTTTAGAAGATACCAAACTAAAAGTATGGGTATTTGGGCATGTACACGATGTTGGGAAATATACTGTAGGGAAGGTGAGTTTGCTGACTAACCCTGTAGGTTATCCTTTTGAGTCTCATTCTAAAAAATTAATGACACTAACTGTCTAAAGGAAATATTATGGATACTTTCATGGGCCTTTTAGCAATAGTATTAATTATCATGCTTCTTCTTAGTTCTAATTTATGGACATATAAATTATATAAAAAAGAGAAGTGCGAAAGATTTATGAAATCTAATAAAATTCAAAGTAAGTTTCAAGAAAAAATTGAAGAATTTTATAAGGTTAATAAGTTCTACCCAAGGTACTGTTTCGCACCTACAAGTTTCTATGAGGATACTGAATGGTTTCCTACTTGTTGTATATACCATGATGAGGGTATGAAGTATTGTTTAGGAATATGTTTAGTAGAATTAAATGATATAAAAGAAATACAATTAGTATGAAAAGAAACTTAGATATAATTAAAAGCTACCAGAAAGAATTAAACTTGAATACAAAAGTAGTGCCTAGTAAAAAGAAATACAATAGAAAGCGTGCAAAATTGTGCCAAAACTTGCTTTTTAAGAAACTTCTAAGGGACTTTTCTTTATAATAATAACTAGCAAGTAGCTCTTGCTCCTTTGTTGGTTATGAGAAATCAACCATGAAACTATACATGATTTATAGTTGGGGGCTAGGATGTCTCCCTGAGTGAGGCTTATGGCTTTACATCTTAGGGGTGGGTCAGCTAACTACCCCGAGCCACAATGAAAGAGGAGAATAAATGATAGTAGAAAAGTATGACAGAAAAGCTTTCAAAACAGGTTTAGAAACTTGCATGTTTGCTGATGGCAAACATGATTATATTGAAATAACTGAATGGGCTAGTGGGGAAGGATATGATGTTTTCATTTCCTCTTCGAGACTTGAACAAACCTTTCAGCTTTCTCATGGAGAGTTTGAAGCTTTGTGTGCATTATTCAAGGTAGCTAATTAACTTACGGTAGTTTTTACTAAAAAAGAATGATTAGGGCAAGTATCATAACGGTAATGACAACGCCTCATAAGCGTCAATATGTAGGTTCAAGTCCTACCCTGCCCACCAAACCTCAGGAGATAACATGAAAGAACACAAGTTTAGAATATGGGATGTGCAAAGTAAAGAATGGGTATATGCAGGTTTAAAGAATGGAAACAGAGCTTTCCTTTTAACTGTTGCCAACTTACTAACAATGCACATTCAAGAAACCCCTGACAACTATCAAGGAACTGTATGGGTAGTAGCTGAAGACCAAGATGAAAATGATGTTGTATGGTGTCAGTACATTGGCTTACAGGATAAGAATGGTTTAGACATCTACGAAGGGGACATCATTAAAGATAAACGAGGAAATTTTGAATCTATAAATGTAGTACAGTACCGTGAAGATAGGGCTAGTTTCACCTTTTCTGGTTGGTCGATACCTTCATACCCTGAAAAGTGGTGCGAAGTAATTGGAAATATCTACGAAAACCCTGAACTATATGATGCAAACGTACGCTAATTTATATAACCTTTAAGCAGCGTTACGCTATCCTTTAAGTAATTCAGGTTCTTAAAGGATACCTGTCGTGAGTGTATTACAGGAACCTCTATTAACCTTGTCGTAACCTTTCAGGAACCTCTATTAACCTTGTCGTAACCTCTCAGGAACCTTGTCGTAACCTCTATTAACCTCTATTAACCTCTATTAACCTCTATTAACCTTGTCGTAACCTCTATTAACCTTTCAGGAACCTCTATTAACCTCTATTAACCTTGTCGTAACCTCTATTAACCTTTCAGGAACCTCTATTAACCTTTCAGGAACCTCTATTAACCTTTCAGGAACCTTGTCGTGAGTGAACGATTCTTCAATATTTTGTAAGATGCACCCTACGGCCCCACCCAAACTTAAAGGAAACTTAAACCTCCCCCCAATGTACGCCAAAAGTAGCCCCAAGCTTAATCCCAGCTGAGAGCAGGTTACTTTTCGTTACAAAAAGACATTTTATTTTACATTGGAGTAACATTTAAGTTTCTTTTAAGTAACCTTGTGGTTTCCTTTATTATTCTTATGAGTCCTTTTTTAAGGTGTTCCATATGGAACTTTTTTAGCGTGATAAAATAGGGGTTGACATTAAAAAGAAATAAGCCTATAATTCTCTCAACCATTTACTCAAATGGCAAAAAAAACAAGGGGTTTAAAATGAGAAGTATTAAAGGACTTTTGGCAGACGCCAAAAAACTAAGCGTTACGCTTAATAAAGTTGAAGGGGGTTTAACTTCCTTTTGTATATCTGCGCTTGATGCTGATTTATCGAAAGAGGATAAGGAAGTTCTCAAATTAGAGGTGGAAAAGCTTTTCAGCGTTTCTTATTCTAAAAAGATTAATGCTAGTATTAATCTTTTACATACGCTTGAATTAACAAGCGAACAAAAGGCGTTACTATATGGTAAGGGATTTTATGCATTTTATGAGCAGTTAAGAGAGTTTAAAAATGGTACTAAGGAAATTGTCGATAGCATACAATCAGTTAAGATTAAGGGCGTTTCTCCAGCCCAAAAAATGGCGGATAAAAATGGGGCAGAAAATGCCAAAAGTGAAACGGTAAAGAGTGATACAAAAAATCACCTTGCAACGGCTCAAAAAATCAGCGTGGCAGACATCAACGATATTCTTGAAAGCATTAAGGAGATGGCACTAAAAGCCGTTGGGAATGAGGCTATATTGGCACTCATTAATTCTAATTTACTAGCACTCGAAAACCAAGTGTATGAGATGCTGAAATAACGACAGACTGAAAGGAAACTGAAATTCAGTTTCCTTTCAGTTTAAGTTCCTTATAAGAAATGAAACTTTCTAAAAAGAAACTTATAAGTTCCATACGGAACTTTTTAGTTATTTATATTTTGCTTTTCTCAAGATTTTGGGTTTTATTTCATTCCCTAAAAATTTGACAAAAGCTGAAATTTGTGTCATAATTTCGGTGTTGGAAGAGATTAAGTTAGGTGACTGAAAGTTCCGTATGGAACTTGTCGGTAACTTATAAGTTCCATATGGAACTAAAAACAAGGGGTTTAAAATGGTAAGTTTAAATAAAGTTTTAGTAGAAGTAGAATGCTTCCTTATTGTAGATTTCAGTATCAGCCTTGATGGTGTGGCGTACTTCACATCTGAAACCTTTTGGGGCGATAGGGAGGATTTCGTAGTCCTCGCTACAAACCCCGATTTTGCAGAAATAGTAGCATTATTGTATAATGCTTACTGTAAAGATGTAGCGTGTTGAGTTACATCTTTTTAGTAGCTGTCGTACTGATAGCTATTGGGCTTATGGTGGTGTTCGTGATGTGTCCCTCGTGGACACAAAAGGTTGCTGATAAGTTCTTTTAAGTTACTTACAAGTTCCATATGGAACTTTTCGGTAACTTATACAATTTGTCAGTAACTTATAAGTTCCATACGGAACTAAAAAATAAGGGGTTTAAAAATGAGATTAATATGTGAGATTGCTAGAGATATTCTAGCAGAGTGGAAAAATCCTAATGTGTATGCAATGGCATACTTGAAACCGATGCTACAACTCCGTAGCATCAACGATACTTACGGGTTGGATGATGCTCGTAGCATTGTATTGTACTTCCTTAGCAATGCGTCAGGGTTCCGTGGC